CTAAGCAGAGCAACGGGAAGGACAGCGGCGGTAAAAGAGCTAAACGGCATGCACGGATTTAATGAGCCTACGAAACTGGATCTAGGCAGCAGTGACGGCACGATGAAGCCAAAGGCGCCGGTTTACAAAATCGTCAAGGCGTGAGCGCTGATCTTGTCACGGAGGTATTCCCAGTCTATGCCGAATACCTACAGCCCGCCCGCTTCAAAGTGGCCTACGGGGGCAGGGGAAGCGCCAAAACGCGCACATTCGCAACCATACTGACAAACAACGTGCTTTTCTACGGGTGGCGCGTGGTTTGCTTCCGCGAGGTAATGGAGTCGATTAAGGACTCTGTTTATCAGGAGTTCGTCGATGACATTCAGCGCCGGGATCTGGGCACCCATTTCAACATCCTGAATACGCACATTGAATGCCCAGCAAGCGGGGGAACCATCAAATTCAGTGGCGTGCGGTCAAACCAGAAGCGACTGGACAGCCAGAAGCTGAAGGGATTCTCAGGGTTTGACGCGGCATGGTTTGAGGAGGCTGACGCCGTGAGCGCAGAAAGCTGGGATGCCGTGATCCCTACCATGCGCAAGGAAGGCTCGGAAATATGGGTGTCGTTTAACCCACGTTCGATCCTTGACGAGACCTATAAACGGTTCGTGAGCCAGCGCCAGTACCCAGACCACAAGGACGGGCATCGATATTGCATCGTCAAAAAGATCAACCACGCCGATAACCCGCGCTTCCCGAAAGAGCTTCGGGATGACATGGAGTTGATGCGCGAGCGCGACCCCGAGGCGTACCTTCACATCTACGGAGGCGAGCCGATAGCGAATGACAGCATGAGTGTTATCAAGTCGGAATGGGTGAGGGCCGCGATTGATGCCCACGTCAAACTCGGTATCGAGCCGATCGGCAGGCGCGAAGGTGGTTTCGACGTTGCCGACGAAGGGCCGGATGCAAACGCGCTGATTTTCAGACAGGGCATTGTGGCCTTTCATGCTCAGGAATGGAGAGACCGCGATCCGGTATCAGCAGCCAGCCACGCCCATGCTGAGTGCCTTGCCCACAATATCGAATGGCTGCGCTTTGATGACATTGGGGTCGGGGCGGGAGCTAAGGGCGAGTTCAGGAAGCTGCAACAGGGCGAGCTAGACGCCCGCCACAGGGGATTCACGCGCGTGCAGACTGAGGGATTCAATGCTGGCGGTGCGGTGGTTAGCCCTGATGACGTGTACATGCCTGGAAAGACAAACCGCGAGATGTTCTACAACGCGAAGGCTCAGGCATGGTGGACGCTGGCCGATAGGTTCAGGCACACATACAACGCCGTCAACGGAAAGCCCCACGACGCGGATAAGCTGGTGAGTATTGCTGGGAACCTGGCCGGGCTTGAGAAGTTGTGTGCCGAATTGTCAATGCCGCAGAAAAACTACGCGAACGGGCGCGTTAAGGTCGAGAGTAAGGCTGACATGAAAAAACGAGGAATCCCTTCGCCCAACCTTGCCGATGCGTTTGTGATGGCATACCTCCCGGGCGGCGCAGATTGGTCCGTTTGGACGTAAAAATTCAAGAAAACACCAAATAAAATAGGCGAAAACCCTAATATGCTTGCCTGAAAATATATGCTAGGCGAGAATCCGCACATGCAAAACCCCGTAAAACGTGGCCCAGGCAGGCTTAGAAAAGACGCCGCGCAGAAAGCCGATGGCGCATACCTCAACCTCGTAAGCGGGCTGGGCAGCAATCGAGACCCAAGCAGCTACACTCAATCTGCTGGCGCGCGCATATTCAGCGAGCAGGAGCTAGAGGCGCTGTACACAGGTGACGGCTTCGCTAGGCGCATCATTGACGTGCCCGCATCGGACATGGTCCGCGCTGGGTTCGACATTGAGACAGAGGGCGAAGATGATGATGCATTCGAGCCGGTCATGGTCCGCCTTGAGGAGCTGAACGCGCTGGGCCGCTTCTGCGAAGCGCTCAAGCTGTCGGCGTTGTACGGTGGCGCGCTTGTTGTCTTGGGTGTGCAGGATGGCGGGCAACTGGAAGACCCGATGAACGAAAACAGCGTCAAAGGCGTGGACTTCCTTCGCGTGTATGACCGCCACCGGGTTAGCCGCGTGACGAAGTATGCCGACCCGATGGACTCGCGCTATGGCCAGACGGAGCAATATCTGGTGTCGCCAGTCAACGGCTCGCCATACCGGGTGCATGAAACCCGCTGCATTGTTTTTCAGGGTGACTTCGTTCCTGAGCGGCTGCGAGAATTACAAGACGGATGGAGCTCCTCCACGCTGGCGAAGTGCTGGGCGCAGTTGATGCGCTTCGGTGTCTCGCACCAATGGGCCGAAAAGCTGCTAGAGCGAGCCCAGCAGGCCGTTAACAAAATGGACGGCATGGGCCAGCAGATGATGAGCGCTGGGGGGCAGAAAGCCATCATGGACCGCCTCAACATCCTAGACATGAGCCGCAACATCCTAAACACCGTCGCCATAGATGCAAAGGATGAGTACACGGTACAAAGCAGCAGCTTTGCCGGGGTGCCTGACATTATCGACCGCTTCGCAACGGCCTTGAGCGCTGTTACTGGCATGCCGCGCACCCTGCTATTGGGCGAGCAGTCCAAAGGGTTGGGAGGCGGGAACGAGGGGGACTTACAGAATTGGTACGCCTACGTTCACCAGCTCCAAAAAACTAACCTGCTCGGACCGATTGACCGGCTTGTTGGCTTGCTTGTCAAAGCGATGGGCATGCCAGAAAACTATACGATCGAATTCGAGCCGCTGGACGTTCCGAGTGATAAGGACAAGGCGGAAACCGAAAAGATAGAAGCCGACACCGAAAAGGTAAAGGCCGACACGATGGCCGCGTACATCGCCGCTGGGGTGCTGGACCCAAGCGAGGGAAGAAACTCGCTTATCGAGGCGGAGGTTTACACGATGGATGCCGCCGTGGTGATCCAGGCCGGTGAAGACGATGGCGAAGCAGCCTAAGACCGCAAGCCTAAAGCCGCCAGACCAAGCGGAGCGGGAATATACGCGCCTGCTGCAGTGGTACGCCCGGCAGATCGCTATTGAGACGCGCCGCAAGGTGCTTCCCGGCCTACCTGCCATGGTCCGAAGTGGTCAGGTGCAAAACGACGGCTATGCTGACGACATTGCTATGCTGATGGCGGCACTTATGGAGTCAATCGCCGTTCATGGTCGGGTGGTGGAGGCAAGGCTCCCTGCGATTTTCGCGCTGATGGCCAGAAACAACGACCGGGCGCTTATCCTGTCAATCAAGGCCGCAACGGGCAAGACGCTGCCACCGGCCATTCCCGGCGTTAGGCCGTCATTACTGGGTGTTGACCTATACCGAGGCGAGCCGTGGATAAAAGACCTACAAGCTGGGTGGGTGCGCCAGAATGTTGACCTCGTTAAGTCAATCGGGACGCGCTATCACGACCAATTGACTACCATTGTGCAAAATGGCGTTTTCAATGGCAGTTCGGTAAAGCAACTATCGGACGAAATACAAAAGCAGTTCGGGCTTAATAAGCACCGAGCCACGCTGATCGCGCAAGATCAGATTCTGAGCGCCAATGCAAGGGTGACGCAAATTCGAGCGGAATCGATGGGCATCAATGAATACGTTTGGGAAACGGTGGGAGATAGCCGCGTAAGGCCTGAGCACGTAGACCTAAACGGCAATACGTTCCGATGGGACAAGCCACCAAGCGAAGGACACCCAGGGACGCCGATCCGCTGTCGGTGCCGAGCTGGCTTGGTGCTGCCTGACTTCGACTAATCGCGTTGCAATAGTAATCCGACCTTTTCAGGCCCGCCCAACTGCAACTCCAGCGCGTGCCAGATAATCGCCGTCGTGGAGGCGTGGAAGTCATCCGGCAGCACGCCGCCCATGTCTGCCAGTAGCTGGTGAGCCAGGCCAATGATGGCGTGAGCAGCGTTCAATTCTTGTGATTCAGTCATGTTTGTTTTAGGCTGGCAGTGGAGGAACATGGAGCCAATGGGTTGGGTTCTGTCCCATCGTGGGTTACTTTTAGCGTCATCATCCTTTCTCGCCCGAATGCACATCAGCTCAATCGACCCGGCTGCGCGGGTCATTTCCGGTGTTAGCCGAAAGAAATTCCAGCCATTCGGTGATTTTTACGGAATCTGCAACGTGCTGCCCACAATCTAGGATATACACGAATAGCATGTTTTCAGAATCCCACGAGACTTGCGCGAGTATCCACGCCTTCGGGCAAAATCTTTGGCAGAATCCTTTTGTGTCATCGTGCGCCAAATCTCCCCATGATGAAAGAACGGCTAACAAGGCGGTGGACTGCAACCCCTCATCGCTTGCCTGTTCAGCGTGGGAGGGCTTCGATTGAGTTGGTTCGTTTGGCATAGATTTAGGGCTTCGATTCGTGGTGCGTCACCTCTGCGTTAGGACTCAAAACCATCCCTATGTCTGTTCGTCATCTGCGCCCATGTGCCCATCGTCAGCGTTTGCGCGTTCCGTTTTTACAATTTATTCCTTATACATTGCTCGAAAAAGCCGGTTTGCTCAAGCCCATAGAGTACCCCGAAAGCAGAAAAATTTGACCTAGGGAAAACCCTAATAGACAATGCTCAAAATGCGTGCTATTGCACAAAAAAGCCACACTGCTTAAAATAACAGCATGATCGTTAAACGGTTCGACTTTTCTCAGTTGAGAGCCACCAAGACCGACGAAGGTTATCTGGTGGATACGCCTATTGTTGGGCGGACCGGTATTCAGCTCTACGCGAACTTCGATGGAACGATCCGCAGAGAGTACCGTCCACCGGAGGAGGTATTCCACGCTGACGCACTCGCATCGCTTGCGGGCAAGCCGATCACTGACCAACACCCAGAAGACCGAGTTACGGCAGCGAACTTCAAAAAGCTGACGATCGGGACCATTCTAGGCGCTGGCAAGCAAGACGGTGACAACGTGACCGCGCCGATCATCATTCAAGACGCCGACGCCATCGCTAAGGCTGAGAAGGGCGGCATCCGCGAGTTGTCGCTAGGTTATTCGGTTGACCTTGACGAAACGCCCGGCGAGATCAACGGCGAAAAATACGATGCAATCCAGCGGAACATCCGCGTAAACCATTTGGCGCTTGTGCCAAAAGGCCGGGCAGGAAATGCTCGGCTTAACCTTGACCGCTTCGATGCGGTTGCTTTTACGGAGGACGTAATGTCTGACAAACTTGGCCGCGTGCGGCTGGACTCAGGTATCGAATATGATGCCGCCCCCGAGGTAGTGCACGCGCTCGACAAGTTGCGCGCTGACGTTACCGCTTTCCAAACCGAAACCAAGGAAGCGAAAGCCGCCGCCGAAAAGCTGGCCGGTGAACGCGACACCTTGAAGGCCCGCGTTGACGGCTTCGCTGTTGAGTTGGACAAGATCAAGGCCGACGCCCTGACCGCTGCCCATGAAGCCGTGAAGGCCCGCGCCGTGCTGGAAAAGTCGGCTGAAGGCTTCAAAGTTGACCACGCGGGCAAGACTGACCGCGAAGTCAAAGAGGCCGTTATCAAGTCGGTCCGCGCCGATGCGGACCTGGCTGGCCGGTCTGACGAATACGTGCAAGCCGCGTTTGATATGTCGGTGGCGATGAAGGCCGATGCCGCCATCGCAAGCCAGCGCAAAACCGTCGCCAACACTGACGGCGCACCCGCTACCACCGCCGCGCAGAAATACGCGGAATACAAGCAATCCCTGACCAAGAAAGACGCCGAATCATGGCGCAAACTTCCGTATCACTTTATCAAGCCGCTGCCTTTAACGGCATGCTGGCCGACCTGTCCGACAACGACATTATCAGCCGCGCGGCTGAGGGTGCTGTTGGCATTGGCCGAACCGTTCGACTGGGCACAAACAAAGACAAACAAGTGGTGCAGTCCAGCACCGCCGTTGGTCAGGGGGCGCTGGTTGTCGGCTTCGCGCTGCACGACCATGCGCGCGAAATGAACAGCGCGGGCCTTGTGCAATTTGCCGACAAAGAAACCGTCAACGTGTTCAAACGTGGCCGCATGTGGGTTGAGACCAACGATGCAGTCGTCGGTGGTGCAGTTGCAAACTTGCACCTCGCAACCGGCAAATTTACCGACGAAGTTGTGGCCGCTGGCATCGAAGCCATTACCCAGCTCAGCGTCCGATTCGTAACCAGCACCAGCTCCGCTGGCCTTGCACAGATTGAGGTGAAATAAATGAACTACGACGCACAAGACCTGCGGGCAATTGAAGCATCCGGCCGTCTGGACGCCAATGAGGGCGTTTTCTTCGCTCGCCAGCTGGAGGCTATTAAGGCCCAGGCTTACGATGTGAAGCGCCCAAAACTGAGCGCGATGGAAATCATGCCGGTGTCCACATCCACGCCAGAAGGCGCTAGCACCATCACCTATCGTCAATACGACTCGGTGGGCGCTGCGCAGATCATCGCGAACTATGCCAATGACTTGCCCCGCGCAGACGTGACCGGTAAAGAGTTCACTTCGCCCGTCCGTGGCATCGGCATTTCCTACGGTTACAACATGCAGGAAATCCGCGCTGCGCAGATGACCGGCACGCCGCTTTCTGAAAAGAAAATGCGCGCCGCTATGCGCAGCCACGAAGAGCTGATTAACCGTCTGGCATGGTTCGGTGACACCGAGCACGGCCTCCCCGGCTTCCTGACCAATGCCAACATCCCCGCCTACACGGTGACGGCTGACGGCACGGGTTCCAGCAAGCTGTGGACCGCAAAGACCGCCGATCAGATCATCCGTGACGTGAACGGCATCATCAACCAGGTGGCCACCCAATCGAAGGGTATTCACCGCGCCAATACCGTGCTGATGCCGCTGGAGCAGTATGCGTTTATCGCAT